TTTTATTAATAATTAGAATGCTCTTTTAGAAAGGCATATCATCATCTGGTGCTCCAGGTGCTTGTGCTCCTGCAGTTGGAGTAGCTGGTGCAGCTCCATTACCCAATTTTGGATCATCACCATCTTCTTTTTCCATTTTGTCAAATCCTGGATCGATTTTCAATCTTGATTTGTCAGATGTAACAGACATAGCCTCTACAAATGGAACATACTTAGGAATTGAAACATAGTTTCTGTAATTGTAAACCAATTTAATTCTCAATTTTGTTTTGTGAATATTTGGTTTAACCATTGCAATAACTTGGTTTGCAAAATCCTCGAATGTCGGTGCAGAGATGTTGACAGCCTCTGCAGGTACAAACTTAGTACAGATGTGCTTGATTCTGATTAAGAAGTTTTTAACTTTTTTCTCAAAATTAGCGTCATCACTTGCGATTGGCCATTCTGTGTGAGATACTTGCTCACCTTTATCTCCTTCAAAGTGAAATTTTAAATACGGATTTCCATTAGAAGCTGTTTCTAACGAAATATCTTTTAATGTTACTGCTTCATGAATACCTACTGAAAAGTAATTATTCGATTCTTCTTGTACTGATTGATCTAAACTATACATATATGTTTATTTTTAAAAATTTGTAATTAATTAATTATTCTCCTAATTCGTAATCTCTGATTGCTTTGTCTACTGCTGCAAGATCATTAGGTATTTGAAACGATTCGAACACTCCTTCTGGTGAACGAGCTGTGTTATAACCATTGTTTTGAGTTTCAAAACAGTAAGTAACTTCTCCTTCTCCTCTGACAATTGCCGCATACAACGTGTAAGTTGTTAAACCTTCTAAGTTTAACTTAGTTAACTTAGCTCCGTTTGTTTTCAATCTTTGTCTTGGAATACCGTCTTTACCTAAGTAATCTTCTGTATGAGCAATGCAGAAAACTGTTAAATCTTCTCTTAACGAAGCTACTAAACGATATAAATCGTAAACATCTCCAGCAAGATCCATCCATTTATCGTAACCTTTCTTCTTTCTTTCTGACATTTCTTTATCAGACATAATAGAATTTAAAGTATCAATAACGATAACCTTGATGTGAGGTTGATCGGTATTAACTTTGTTCAACAAAGTCATAATCATAGAAATATCTGAAGTAGATACGTAATTACGATTTTCTTTGTTGTACTTTGCTTTCCACCCACGGAAAGGCATGTTTTTCTTATCACCATTGATGTATAAAACACCTTCTGGATCTAAGTTGCGCATTGAAAAGGTTTTACCTGTACCAGGTTCACCAAGCACTTGGACTAATGTAGCCATACTCTCTATTTTTATTGGTTAATAAATACTTTTAAACTTTGCTCATATCATAACCATTATTAGGTTTTGTTACTTGCATAGGATGTTCGGGTTCTTCAATTCTACTGTATTTCAGCATGTTTTTCATTTGAGCAACACAAGGTTCACCCTCTCTTACTTTTATGAAATGCCAATATACATAACCAGCTACAGGCCACCCGTGAGGCCCATAACTTTGTAGTCCCATTTGTTCTGGATTCATAGAAACCATTACTACATCTGAAAACTGATAAACCATATCACCTCCAAATACATCTTTTCTAAGTGGAAAATGACGATGAGGATCAGTCATTCTATCTGAAGATTCAATATCTCTGTTCAATTGAGTTAAAACTACAAATGCTATTTTGTAAAGTTTCTTTAATCTATTAAACATTGTCATTAATTCTCCAAGAACAATTCTCTCTAATTCACCTTGTTTACCTTGTACAAGGATAGTATGGTCTAACAAAACAACAAGACCTCTGTTTGGATCTTTCTCCAGAGCTTTTCCAATAAAATTATGGATAGTATTTTCGATTTGCTCTACTGTTCCTGAATGTTCTACATAATGAACGTTCAATTTAGCTATTTTAGCACCTTCTTCTAATACTTTTGCATAAGTTTCATCGTCAAGCTTCTGACCTAACTTACCACTATACAGTTCTTGTGTTGTCTTATCTAATGCACTTGCAAACTTTCTACCAACAAGATTACGAGATAACATTTCAAAGTTAAACGATAAAATATCAAAATCTTCGTCCTCGTTTAAAAATCCTAACTGGGTTTCTAATTGGTTTAATATTGCAGTTTTACCTGAACCTGACCTACCACCTATTGTATGAATAGTATTCCATTCCAAACCACCCATAGCTATCTCATTGTATTTAAACCAAGGAGTTGTTAAAGACTTTATAAGCCCTAACCTTCTATCGTTAATATACCTTGCAGCTTCTCTGGTGGATTCTACAATAGGTTTTACAGCCAATAATTTAGGCTTAGATGAGTGTGTTTCCATACGATATAGTTGTTTTAGTTGTGTTACTTAAATCAATTAAATGTTCGTAAGTAAGCCACTCGTTTTTGTTTATCCAAGTAATAAATGCTCTCATAAATCCTAATGAATTGTTTTGCTTTCTAAAAGCTAACTCTGCATTAAGACAATTCATAACGTGAGCATGTTTTGCTGCTTGGTTCGCAGTTCCGAGATACTTTTTATACTTTGCTTTGCACTCTTTTGTTTCTTTAGCATCTGATGATTGAGGTCTAAGCATTCTCATACCTCTATTACTGGACACTTTTATAGGAAACGTACTAAACAACTCATGAAAATAAGCATCTACATCGGATACAAATAGGTCTGTAAGCATTTTTTTGGAAAATGTAATCTTTTCACTTTCTACTTCAGACCAATCTATATTTTTTTGTAGTATAAATCCTTTCTCTATAAGTTCATTTAACTCTTCGTTTGTAATAAAACCTCTATGAATAACCTTGTCTACCGTATTGAATTTCTTTTCAAAACAGAGGAACAATAATAGATATTGAGACGGACTTAGCCTCTCCTCAAAGAGAGAGTCCACGTTTATTTCTACTACCATAAGTTACTTTAAATTTTTTGGATTTTACACCGATTCTCCTTACTCAAATATACGAAATAATCACCAAACATAAGTATTTTTTGTTACTTCTTTACTCTTTTGATTGTAAATTTCGTTGTTAATTTCAGAAATATTATTAATAAAACAGCCAGGAAAATTCTCCTGACTTTTAGCTAACCAAGATTGCTCTTTAGTACCTTCTACATACAGACGAATCATATATGCTTCTTTACCTTCTTTCAATCTGACAGCTCTACCAAGACGTTGGATAAAGTCTTTTTCTTTGGATGTACCAGATGCAATTATAGCAAGTGATACATCATTAAGGTTAGCACCTTCATTTAACGCTGAGGCTGATATAATAGCCCTTGTAGAAGTTTTTAGATCGTTAAAGTCATCTAACATTTGTTTCTTAACCTTTTTAGTAAGTTTAGAATGAAAAGTAGTTGCTATTTTTGGACCTAATTCTTGCGATACCGAGTTTGCAAAGTCAATAGACTGTGAAAACACTATACCTCTTCTATCTGAAAACTTTTCAAGTATTTCTACAACAGCTTGGATTTTATTCTCTGCATTGTAGATAATATCTTTTCTTGTTTTCATAGCATTCATACATAACTGAGGCCAAGCTCTCATGTCTCTAAAATCTTTCGCACTATATCCTTCTTTTTGAAGGAATGTTTTAAATGCGACAGGGTTTAGACACTTGAACAATACTTGAATGTTTTTAAATCCTCTTGAATCTGTAAAGATTGAAAAGGTTTTTTCAAACACTTCCGTTGCCTTATCATACTCTCCTTGCTCTTGTTTAGTAAGGGGAATAGCTAAATTGAATACTTTAAAAGGAGCTATTAACCCCATTCTTAACGCCTCTGCAGTCGAGATTGTCTCAACAATAGGAGCAATAGTCCATAATCTCGGTTTAAGACTTGATTCGATACTTGCACTTAATGCAAGTATCTTATCAAATTTATTTTCCAGGAAGAACTTAAAATATTGGAAATCCTTGTTCTGTACGTCTGGAACGTAATTATGTACCTCATCTGCTATTATTAAATCAAAATGCTCATTCTTCCATTTATACACTGTTTGTATGCATTGAATCTCAACATTTGTACTTAACAACTCAGAAGCTCCCCATTGAGTAAATTCTCCTACCCATGCGTCATCTCTAATAGTTTGTGTAGGGGTAATTATTAATATTCTTGCATCAGGTTTATGTTTTACAACATACTGAGAAGCAAGAACCCCACACCTTGATTTACCAACGCCTGTAGCCATTTCAAGAGTACCTTTACAGCCATTAACAAACCATTTGTTTAAAGCTGCTCTTTGTACTTTATCCTTAATTGCATTTACAGACATAATTTTATCTTTTAGTCATTAATCGAATGTACGACACATCTACAAAATAATATTGTATTACTGCATCATAAACATTCTCAAGTGATACACTATATACCACTCCATTTGAATCCCAATGTACATCTCTTACTCTAAAACTACAACTTTTTATAGTTCTATCGTTTGCACGAAGGTCTTTAGGACAAAACAAAACATGATCACCTACTGTAAACCATAACATTTTTTTATGTATAAGGTATTTAGTAGGATTATGCACTGACATAGCCAGTACTTGTTTGTCTTCTTTGTCTTCTTCCCATTTGTCCAGGACTTTCCCTTTATAAGATAAAGTTACAAAACCTTTTTCAGTCTTGTTATCTATCCAGAGAGTTCCAAAACTGCTTACATCTCCAACAATTTTACCCATGTTTTTGTTATTTTTCCCAAAAATCACTGATATTAGTATCAGCTTCTAATAATCCATTTGGAATTATAGGTAGCGTAGATTTCTTCATCAGAGCTGTAAACTCCTCTTTCCATTGTTCTGCATAATCTTTATGCACTATAGTATCGATTTGATCATGTACAGCCATTACAATTTTAACAGGCACATTATGCTCTGCTATGTAATCTCGTACTAAAGTCAATGCATACTTACACATATCAGCACCAGAACCTTGTATTGGAGTATTCTTTGATGCTCTTTCTATACTACCTACTTCCTTAAATAAATCTCTATCTTTTCTTATATTTGGTTTCCATTTACTAAACCACCTAATTCTTTTATAAGGTGCAAAAGTTTTAATGAAACCATTATCCAACCCATAGGTTCCCAAAGAATCTAAGAATTTTTTAATACTTGGAAAAGAAGAGAAATACTTTTCAATTAACATAGCTGCTTCTTCTATTTCTATCAGAAGAGTGTCAGCCAGCTTAAACTTGGACATACCATAAGCTAATCCGAAATTTATGGTTTTAACACCATTTCGTAAAGATTTATGCTCTTTACAATTACATTTTGACCTTTGCATCTCATTGGTAACTGGATCTATCTTGTAAAAATCACAATCTGGATCTTGGGCATCTTCCCAAATTTTACCATATACCAACTCTGCACAAACAGAATGCAAGTCTTTTCCTTCAGATAATGCTTTTAGCCATACTGGATCTTTAGAACCATAGGCTATAATACATAATTCTTGAGAACTGTAATCACTTGATACAAAAACCCAATCATCGTACCCAGAAATAAAACAATTCCTATACTTATTATCAGCAGGAATTTGTTGCATATTTGGATCACGACTACTTACTCTACCAGTGTTTAGGATTTGGTTAAATGATGTATGAATACGATTATCAGCTCCTAAATATTTAAGGAAAGCCATACCGTATGCATTTGATTTCTTCTCTACTTCTTTATAACGTATATATTTTTTAATTATAACGTGTCTATTTTTAATTGTGTAGAGTTCTTTTGCATTTACATTTTCTAAGGTAGGAACTATCAATTTAAACAAAGTAAGAACTTGGAGGGGACTTGACCAGTTCATAAGTACCTCATATTCAGCAGTCTCTGCAAACATATCTATTTGAACATTTTTATTTATATACCTTGTAAATAAAGAATCTTTAAAGATTTCTTCATTCAGGTCTTTCAATGCATTGTCCAATTCTATTTTAGAGTCATCAGCTATTAATTTCCACTTCTCAACGTCAAGACCGATCCCATTGTATTCTATATCAGAAAAAGCTAAAGACACCTCATTTTCAAGCTCTAAAACAGGTCCTAAACCATACTTATTGACCTCTTCTATTTGGCTTTTAGCTATTTTAATAAGATTTTCAACATCTTCTGCGCCATAAACTATTTGCTTATCTGTGAATGGTTGACCACCCAAATTGATAAACTGGTTTCGAGTGGATTTATCCAGCTGTTTCCCTAATCTTCTCAAACATACTTGCTCTAAACTGTGATAACCAGGTAATATATCCTTCCCTGTACTCAAAATTCTTTCACTAATCATAGTATCATAAATATTCTCAAGAGTTATATTGTAACATTTCTTGATGAATTTATAGTCAAACTTTACATTGTGTAATAATTTCTTTATAGTTCTTGATTCTAACACTGGCCTAAGAAACGATATGTCGTAATCTCGTGTGTCAATAACAAACTGATTTTCTGCATCTCCTATTTGAAACATAATTACACGTTTCGTAAGGAAATCCAATCCTTCAGTCTCTGTATCAACAGCAAGAATCTTTTTTGATAAACAGTAGTCTAAAATCTCTTTTGCTGAAATTTGATTATGCTTAATATTTAGACTATCGAATGTTCTTGGTTTTTTGCTGATAAAATGTATAGTAGTGCTTTTTTTTGTTTCTTTTTTCCCCTCCAATTCTTGAGAAGCTCCGTCTTCCATAACTATCCATTTAGTTTCTCCAACAATGCTGCTTCTTGCTCTTTGTAGATAGTTCTAACTAAACTAAGAACTCTAATACTCTCTGTGCTACTAAGACTCATAACACTTACTCTCGGAACTATTTCAATAGCTTCTCCTTTATCATCCAGAGAGTTTTTAATTTCTTCTGGAACATCTCCTTTAAAAAACAAGTTTAATAACTCTAATTGTTTTTGATGTCCAGGATTAACCTTAACTTTTTGTTCACAAGGTCTTACAAAGCTAAACATAGATTGCTCTTGATCTATTGCTAATTCAGCTTCTATTTCTACTTCGATTGCTTTAATAGCTCCTTGTAAAGATTCTAAGTCTTCTCTTGGATCTCCTTTTTTAGCGAATGCTTGTTCTGTTTCTTTAAACATACTTATTTGTTTTAGAGGATAATGGTTTCATCTGTTTCAATAGATGTAGTACCATCATCCCATATTACTAAATACTCTCCGTGTCTTTCAAATACTTTTGAAATCTGACCTGTTTGATTTTCAGGATCTTTTTTTAATCTTACTGTTGAATTTTTACTGTACCTCATAACTTTAAATTTAAGCTACAAAATAATTATTTTTTGTAAGTATCAGTGTGGAGTGAGACGAATTTTTCGATTAATTTATCAATCTCTTCCATAGCCTCTGATTTATAATCATTAGATTCTTTAAAAGCTATTAAGCCTCCTATATATCCTTCTGCTATTGTTTGAAAAATATCAACAACTACTTCTCCTTCTGGATCTTCTCCAGTTTCTTTCATTCTTTTGAAATGACTTAGGCAATTTGAAAATACAGCAAATGATAAATCATTACCATTTCCTTCTACTTGCATTCCTAATTCAGTTTCATCCTTATCTCTTCCTTCTCTGATCAGTAAGTTTAATTCAAACTTTATTTTTTTATCAGCCATCTAAATCTTTTTTAAAATTATTAACTTCTTTTACTAAACTTTCAATATCACTTGTATTAAACAGTTTAAATAATTCTTTACTTTCTAAGTAGAACTCAAATATTGACATATCACAGTCTACTATATCACGAGCTATTTCTTCTAATTCAAGTGAACCTTGTTTCCAACACCATACTCTATAAGTATAGGATTCTTCTTCTATTGTTATACCCTCGGAATTTATAGTACAACTACCACCAAAATCTGCTCCTGATTCTTCATATTCAATATAAGCTTGTTCAAGTTTATAAAACTTAGCAAGTTTTTGAACCAGCTGAATTACTGGGCTCCATGCACTATCTCCAGATAATATAATTATATTAGATTCTTCTTGAAACTCATACTCAGATACCTCAAACCACTTACTTCCGTACTCTGCATAAACATCAAACCCTTCTTCACCATATTTAGCAAAAGAAAAAGATAATAGTTTCCAAAAGTTTGAACCGTGTAACATATTTGTGTATTCATCATCAGAATCATTTAGAGTCTTTTCTATAGCCTCAAATAACGGTTTTAAAGAGAATTTTCCCCCATTAAGTGTTATGCTATTATAACAATTATTTGCCATTTTGTTAAATTTTTAACACAAAAAAAAGAGACCTAAGCCTCTTTTCTTGCTATGAAAACAATCCAATTAAGAACCGCAACCTACACATTCAAAGTCAGAATCATCTGGTCTTTGCATGTTAAAAGGATCAATACCCTCTTTAAGTTTTTTTAAATTAGAGTCTTTCTCTGCTTTACACATAGCTATTTCCATTTGAGACTCTGCAGATTCTAAATCTACATCATATTTTGCTTGTATTTGAGCCTTTATAGACTCTATTTGAGACGCTTCCATCTTATTTGTGTTTAGTTATAAATTAATTTACAATCACTTGGATCTATTTCTTCAATGTCTTCCATGTCATAATTAGTGTCATAAGTATGTACTATATGACTTGGTAAATAACCACATTCATCGAACAATTCTCGAACTGTTATTTTACCATAATTTTCAGTCAACAAAGCTTCATAAATTCTTTGACCTATCGCTTTTATATCATCAGGATCACTTAAAGCCCATTCGATAAAATCTTTTTGATTTACATAAAACGTTTTACCTGCCATTGTTTTTATATTTACCTGTACTATGACTATTACCATAAGCATCACAAACACCATGTTTACTTGATGAGCATGCTGATAATATACTTACTACAGAGATTAAAATACAAAGTTTCTTCATTTATTCAGAATCTTTTACAAATTGACCGTTTACCATTTTTCCAGTACGTTGTTCTATTATTTTAAGAACATCTTCTAAACAATCAAATAAATCATAACCTGCTAACTCTGCTTGTAAAATAAGAGTAACAAATTGGTCTCCTAAACCATCTTTAATCTCATCTTCAGTATTAACTAACTTACCTTTTTTATTGGTATATTGTTGTAAACCTTGCTTTTTAGCAAATAAAGCTTCCCAAGTTTCTTGAGTTTCTTCTTTTGTTTTTTCATTTTGAGCTAAAGCATTACCGTTATCCAGTATTCCTTTATTTTTTGCCCATTCTCTTGTTCTGTGGACTAACCCTTCTGCTGAATAGTTTTTCATTTTTACTTTTTTTGAATAAATGTGGTCCATTTCATCTCCTGGATCACTTACAATAATTTTATTGTTCATTGTACTTTGCATGTTTAATAATACTTGCTGCTTCTTCCCATAATTCTGCCTTAGAACCATTGTTGTCTACGACATAATCCCAATCGTGCCAGTCATCTAAAGATGTTTCTGAAGCATGGTCAGAAGTTACATCTAAATCACGATTTATGCGCACTAAGATACCACCTTTTTCTCTAACAGCCTCTGCTTCGTTTGGAAATCTTACATCAGCTATTACCCAATTAGGTAAGTCCATTTTAACAAAGTCACCAGGTTTCAAGCTTTTTAAGTACTCTTCCATACTTGAAAATCCTTTTGGAAGATAATCAGCATACAAAGAGTTTATCCAGATGTTTTCATGGACATTATTTCTTAACCCATCAGTACCTACTTTCTGAAGTAATTCCCTTACAGTCATTCCCCAATCAGAAGATAAGTTTTTTCTTTTAAAAGCTTGATCATTTAAAAAAGCTACTGGAACATTAATTAGTAATGAAACAATTTTCTTTAATTTATCAGCATGGTGTTTTACAATGTATTGATTTTCTCCACTACTTAAAGTGCTAATCATTTCAGCTAATGTGTCCTTTCCAGAACCCATTTTTCCACTAATTCCTATTATCATTTACAGTGTTTTTATTGATTTTTTGAGTAATATCACTCACTTGTTCTTTATGAACATCTTCTTTTTTGTATCTATTCAGAGCTATGTCAACAAGACTTGATAGATAATGTGGATCGACATCTTCAAAATTTGCATAATGTGTGTCGATTATTGAATCCATAGAAAAGGAAGTGGTAAAAATAACACTTGAAAATGGAATACGAATACCTAAAAATTTCTTATTATTTTTTAATTTTAAAGTAATTTTTACGTAAGACATAAGCCATTTAACTTCTTTTACTTTTACTTCTGCTATGATTTC